TCAGGCGGCGATCAGTTTGCGGGCGATCCATTCCGCGACCGGTACGGCGACGGCGTTTCCGGCACCCCTAATCTCCGCAAAGTTGGCCGCATCCAGTCCGAGGCAAAGCCCTGCATCCTGAGCGCTTCTGGCCCGCTTAACCATCTGATCCCGACGTCCTTCGACAGCGATGAGATTCTCACAGCCAAGGCCGATCTGGCTGGCCGCTTTGTGGGCAAGTAGACAATAGGCAGGGCGTTCATCCGCTGGCCGTGGCTTTTCGAGCGGCGCAAACGTGCGAGGTAATCCTTCCACTGGTGCGGCGTCAGATAACAGCTCGATGGGGGGTGTGACGCCAAGACCTGCGACCAGGAAAACGCGGCGACGGCTTTGGGGAACTCCGAAACCCGCAGCATCAAGCACCCGCCACAGTCCCACATACCCGCAGTCGGCAAGCGCGTTAACGACTGCCGCAAAGTCCTGGCCATCATGGCTCGTGAGCAGCCCAACGACGTTTTCAAGCACCAGCCATTCGGGCCGTAGTTCGGTGATGATACGACAGACTTCCCAGAAGAGGCCCGTGCGTTCCCCGGCGAGGCCGCGCCGCTTTCCCATCGCACTAACGTCCTGGCATGGGAAGCCGGCCGTAATGACGTCGACGGGATCGAGGTTTTGCGCGTTGCAGTCCCGCACATCCGGGATCTGACGTGCGTACGGGAATCGTGCTTGCAGGACTGCCCGGCAGATAGGATCAATTTCGACCTGCCAAACGGTTGTAAAGCCCGCTTTCTCAAATCCGAGATCGAAACCGCCAATACCGGCGAACAAGCTACCGATTGTCGGGTTTTTCTTTTTGAGCATCGCATAGGTTTCCTTCTTGCGACGCTCGGAGGCGCTCTGATTGGGGGCTCAAGGCTCTCAATTGAAGAATGGCATGGCAGCGGGGACACTTGATCTCAAGCGTCGTCACCACGCCTTTCGCCAACAACTTATCACAGTTAGGACAGCGAATCTCTTCCTTCGTCATCGCAGATTTACCAGTTGCGAATAATCAGTTCAACAGTCGGCTTCGCGCGCTTTGCGCCGCCCACCGTATAGGCAATGCGCACTCGGTTAGTGCGCAAACCTGCGAACGCGCTGCGCATCTCTGGAATATCGTTTACGGTCACGATCGCCTTGCCCTTCATGGCACGTAGCATCTCCGCCATTTGGCCGTACTCTTTTAGCGGAAACGGCACCCCATAACCTTCCGTACCCCAATACGGCGGGTCCATAAAAAACAGAGTGTGTTCCCGATCGTAGCGACCGACGCAATCCGCCCATTTCAGTTGCTCGACCGATACGCGCGAGAGGCGCAGATGCGCTTGACTGAGGTCTTCTTCGAGGCGGATCAGGTTGAGTTTTGGAGGTGCGGTAGTCGCTGTGCCAAATCTTTGGGATTCCACGCGAGAGCCGAATGCTAGCTTTTGCAGATAGTAAAAGCGCGCGCCTCGCTGAATGTCGGTCAGTGTCTCGGGTGGTGTAATTTGCAGCCAGCGAAACATCTCCCGGCTGCTGAGCGCCCATTTGAATTGGCGGATAAATTCCTCTAGATGATGTTTGACTACGCGGTAGAGATTGATCAGATCACCGTTGATATCGTTGAGAACTTCAACTTTGGACGGCTCTTTCATGAAGAATAGTGCCGCACCGCCGGCAAAGGGCTCCACGTAGCATGTGTGTTCAGGGAACATGGGCAATATCTTCTCGGCCAGACGTCGTTTTCCACCAATCCAGGGAATTATCGGAAGTGATTTCATGTAAGCGTCCTAGCGCAGTGGATGGAATAAAACAGCTGGTACAAATTACTTACTTTAAGGCAGTGTTGTTTGTTCACAGATTAGCCATCGCCGTGACTACCGGGTCCACGGTCGCGACGGTGACGTTGGATTGCGCCGCGTTCGAGGCTGTATTCAGGGTGACGCTGTTGGCCGTCTTGCTCAGGATTTCAAAGGGGCCGGTGGTGGTGAAGCCCGCCGAGACCGACACAAAATCCCCGACAAAGAAGTCGCTGGTGTCAGCCATGCCGGTAATGACTGCGGTTGCGCCGTCAGTGTCGCCGGTGTTGTCGGTCTCGGGACCGTAAGTGCCCGAAGCGGTGACTATCCAGCCCAAGGGCTGGCCCACGTTTGGGGTGGAATTCCAAAAAATGTCCCCCTTGCGCAGCGTCGTCGCATTGGACCCGCTGGGCGCGGAGCCGAAGTGCGCCGAGATATTGCGCCCGTATCGGAACGGCATCCGGTTGCCGACCTGATCGTTGGTGAGGAAGAAGCGGTAAGTGTTCACGCAGAAAAAGGAAGTGAGCGAGTCGCTTAGATACCGCTCGTTTTCCAGCCACATCTTCGTGTTACGGGTCGCGGTGTTGCCGTTGTTGTAAGCTGAAGTCATCGTGCCGCTGTAGCGATTCTCCTGCAGGAGGAGTACGTGCCCGCCGTTATCGGTGATTTCAAACTGCACGCCGATATTGGCGCCGCGCAGGCCATTGCGGGCAAACAGCATCGGGCCAGGCACCGTGCCCTCGATGATGTTGGCCTGCGCGAAGACATGGGTTTCCGTGCCACCATCGACCACATTGTCGTGGGCATCATTGCCGGTCGCTACCACCAGCATCCGGCCAAAGATCGAACCACTGACCGGTGGGTTGAACAGCTTGTTGCTGTGGGCCTTCACGCCCGAGCAGCCCTCGTCAACCTTCAGCAAATTCCACACCGCGGCGGCCGTCTGGCCCAGGCCGTTGACCAGGTTGTCGTGGACAACCCCGTTGGTACAGGCGCGGATGTACAGGGCGACGCCGCCCCTGACGCCGAAAATCTGGTTGTTCGCGATCACAAAGCCGGTCGAGCCGACGTTGGCTCCGATGATCGCACCGCTGTAGGGAGCGCCGGCGCTGCGGAATACCTTGTTGCCGATGACGCTGCAGCCGGTGGAGCCGTCCGTCCCGTAGGGCTGATCGGTCACACCCAGCAGGTCGGTCAACGGCGCCGCGCCCGCTGCATCCGTGATTTCGGTCAAATTGTCGTGGCAGTGCGAGTAGAAGCCCTGTAGCGACACCGAGCCGCAACAATCCACGAACCTGTTCTTTTTGATCGAGATCCCGATGCTGGTGCTGCGAGTCTGGATCGCCACCGAGTTGCTGGTGTCATAGCGCAGGTTGTTGAAGTAGCACTCCTCGACGCCCCCGCCATTCACCCCCGAGGCGAACCAGATAAACGAGCCGCTGAAGTAGTAAGTTTCTCCATCGACGATGTTGCCCAGGCAGCGCACGCGTTTAAAGAACACGCGATCTGAATCAGCGACAAACATCTGGTTGTAGGACGACCAGTCCTCGCCCACGTCTGGTGCATAGGACGGATGGAATTGCTGGGACCGGCCGCACCCATCGATTAGGATGTCGCCGACGCTGATGATGATCGGGGCACTGATGAGGCCATCGACCGTCAGGCGCACCGTATCCCCAGCGGTGGCCGAGTCACACGCGGCCTGAATGGCGGTGGTATTGTCAGCACCCGCAACGGCGCCGAACCACTTAATATCTATGCCTCCATCGATGCAGCGCTTCCAGCGACCGGTGGCAGGCTCCGAATCTGGCTCTATAACGAGTCCACCGTCATCGTCTTCGTTTGAGTTACCTTGCCAGCGGAATATGCCGCCGCCATCACCTTCTGAATAGTAACCACGGACGTAGATTAGCACTGTGCGGCCGGCTGGAAGCTGCGGTACAGGCAATGCACGTAGGTCGGTGATCGTCCCGACGTGCAACTGCACGCTCGATACGAGCTGTTTGTCATCCTCATCATCGAGGGCGATACCGACCTGCTCGATGGGCGAGACAACTTCGCGCTGTAACGCATTCATCCACTTTGCTTCAAGCCGCGTTCGTGGAATGACGAGTTGCGGGTTGCCGTTCGTGAATTCGTTTTGAGCAGTGGCGCCCAGTGAATCGACCTTATGCATCGTTCTAACTCTCGTACGTGAATAGCGGCAGCGTGTGTGCCGGTTTTAGATTTTTGAAGTTGCATTCCATGACGTTGCGAAGTCCTTGCTCGACGTCATCGCTCGCAATAACTTCCCAAACGAAATTCCATTCGTCCGGGCCAATGAAATCGCCCATCCCATCGCGACCTATTTCAAAGCTATGGTGCTCTGTGATGTTGATAGTGATGCCTATGCTTGCGGCGAGCTGATAGAAAAAGGCGACGGGTTGACTACCGACATAGTTGAGCTTGGCCAGGATTGCAGCCCGTCGTTCCTCGATGGTTTGGGGATTTTCAATGCATGGATCTGGGAGGTCGTATTCAGCCTCCCAATCATCGAGTAGCTCCGTCGTGCTGCCCGGATGTGCCTCTTCGAGCAACGCCATCAAACGCGCGTATAGACGGGCGATCTCGTCAGCCGAGCCGAACAACAGACGTCCAATCACAGCAAGCGAACCGCGGGCGAGCGCACCGGGTGGCAATAGTTTCTGCAACTGCGATGCAATCTGTTCGGTCGTGGGAATCATATTTATGGATCGGTGGTGAAGGTGATGTCCCCTAGTACGGGAATCTCGGTAGCATCATGCTGCACGTCTGCCGTGGGACTGAGCAGATCGTGGTGATCTTCGCCAGCTGCGACGCTGATGGCTTCTCCAATTCTCGATACGCGAATAGTTTCGCCTGGACCGCCATCTCGAAAGAGCAGGTCCGCAAGTTCCGCACGCACCGCGTTCTGTACGTCCAATGTGTTCGGGTTGAGTGCGATCTCCAAGTCGAGCTCTACAGCCACCGGCGCGAACACGATAATCTGCGCAGTGATGGGCTTACGCGTCCGATCGACTAGATATGCCTGTACTTCGTCGACCTTGGGTCCATCTGGAATAATGTCTTCTTCGTTATCTAACACAAACGTAATGCCGACCTTTCCTAACCCAGTATGGTTGGCATAGATCCACGCACGGGTGACGCCCGAGACTTCCAGCGTCCAGTTCTCGTAGTCGGACTCAGCGCCGCCCTGAGGCGGCCGGCGCTTGCGGGCGAGGATGCGACCGCGATAGTCATCGTTGGTCTCGGTATCTATGCCGCCGGTGATGCCTCCAACCGCCACCGTAGCGGTGCTTTGGATACCGACGATCGGAGAAACGAGAGAAAGATTTGTGCCGGCATCCGCATTGCCATTAATGCCGGCCAAAATCGCACGCACATCCGTCGTAACCGTACCCAGCGCAATTGTCGCATTCGCTTGCGTCTCGTATTGCGCACCGTCCTGCCGTTGTACGAGTGTACCCGCAGGAATAATCGTGCCATTGCTGCCAGTGAAGGTAACGTCACCTTCCGCCCATGCTGCCGGCTTGCGATTGACTGCGAGTTCGGCACCGAAGCGCTCAAGCTGATCGGCGTCGGCAGTAATCGCGAGCATCTGCTTTGAGATCCATTCGAGATGCCCGTGCAGACTGTGTACGCTGCCTGCCCACACGCGCCCCAACACACGTACCATCGCGCGCCGCGCGAGCGCACCGACGATCTGCAGGCGGCTCGTCAGATCGAACTCAACTCGCGTTATCAGCTCTTGAAGTGTTGGTCGGCTAAATGGCATCTCATGTTCTCTTCGCGAGCTGCTGCATCCAGTTGTATTCCCAACGGAACGACGTCAGGCCGCTCGGTCGGTCGATATCGATCTCGATAACCAACACGTACTCGTTCAGATAGCGTGCTGTGTCACTCAACTCGTGGGCACTTACAAACGAGGTCCGCACCTGGATTCTGGACGCAATGCCGTCTTCGATTATCCAGGCGAGCGCGTTCTGCGCGTACTGACGCGCACGCTCCAAGGTCTCCGGCACCCGCTTTTCACGCCGTAACGTCCACAGCAGAGAGCCCGTCACATCGCCATCGATATCTGCGAACTGATCCGCCCACCAACCACGGCGATCATTGCTTCCGTCCGGTACGGCCTGTCCGGATGGCAAGCGAGCGTCGCAGAAGAGTGAGAGGATGACAGCCGTCTCTAGCCCGTCCTCGGCAAGCAGGTCAGCGCCAGCGAGCTGCGCATCGGCTTGGGTTTCATGCCAAACGAGTGCGATATCGCTCATGATTCGATCAATCCATGCGAGCGGAGCCGCGCGAGAAGCGTATTGATTGCCGCGCGTGCTTGGCTATCGACAACCGCCCCGCCAGCGGCGTCTGCCACGGCCGCACCTTGACTGCCAACCACCTTTACGCCGGCGACCTTGACGTGCTCGGTGACATCGACATAACCGGTGAACTCCGCGGCCGGTGTATCGATCTTGAGCTTTGTTCCAGCTTGGACCTCGATGATGCGCCCGCGCTGGAGGTATATGTAATCACCCTCATCCGTATACATCGCCGACTCGCCTGGCTGGAGATCGCGCTTGCGATAGCGACCGTCATCGACAACGACCACGACGACGTGGTTGCGCGCACCGCCAACGGCCGCGAGTAATGCCTCGGCGCCAGGGAGCGGACGGGAAGCGAAGCCATAGTTCTGGTATCGGTTGCAGTCATCGCGTACTTCGTCGGCGAGGAGTGAGACCTGCATCCGCTGTAATCGCTTCGTATCGTCGGATTGCCTCACCAGCCCCAAACCAAAGAGGAGACGGAGCTTGCGAGCAAGCGCATGAAGTTCTTTACTCATCTCAGATCGAATCCCTCGCGCTCTGGAATGGCTGACAAGCTGAACGCTTCCGGCAGCGTCACCGTGAGTTCTGTACGCGAGCCCTGTCCGTCGAGCGTGTACTTGCTCTGTACGTTCAGGAGCGTCCGCTTCTCGATGCGTAACCGGTGATCATTGACAGTTACGAGCGTGTTCGGCTGCCAAAGTCCCTTGGCATGCCGCCAGCCCTGCACCGTGATCACAGCACGTGCGCTGCGGGCAGCTTCGACGTTACGACGCCATTCGGCCCGTCGGCGCAGCACATCGGCATCGCCGTTGTCCTCGATCAGCTCTATGCGTGGCCGGTATCGTTTGATGTTGCTGTCATGAGCGGTGCCCTTCTTCTCCGTGACTTCGTCGCCGAAGCTATCATCGTCGCTCTGGCGCTGACCCTTGACGATATAGTCTCGTGCGCGGTTGAGGAATGAGAGCGTCATCGTGCCGGCGAGGATGTTCTCGCCCAGCTCCAGCGCGGTACTGATGCGCTGAGTGCCAGCGCGCGTAAGCTTCAGTCCGCCGCGGCCGTCTGAGACTAAGAGGACCGCCCGATGTCGGGCCATGCGATCGAGGTTCTCGAATACGGACTCGCTCGGCTCGATACTCCATGTTTCAAATGGCTTACCGACATCGGTGTCGGACGTGACCTTGATGCCGAAGGGATCGCACAAATCCTGTGCGATCTGCAGCATCGTCTGGCCTTTCCACTGTCCAACCTTGTGCACGGCGGCGCAGTCGACCAAATCACCCGTGACATCGCGACCGCGCACTGTGATCGTGTGTTCGTGTGCAGCATGGCTAATTTCGATCTCATCGATCCAGCCGGTAATGACGAGTTCGCCATCGAGTGAGAGCGATGCTCGCTTGTCGGGCACGATGTCGCGCGCCGCGCTGCCATCGGGCGTCAACTCTGAGACGCCAAGTTCGAAGCTGCCTGCAATCTGTTCGATGCCACGCGTGACGGAAACAGTCTTCCAGCCACTGTATGCACGCGATCCGATCTTGAGCTGCACATCAGACATCGGACAGGACCTCAAGTGCCGTGCCACTTGGCAAAAACAGCGGATCGCGGATGCCATTGCGGGCGCTTATATCCTGATCGAGTGTGGCATCACCGTAGAGCTGGTACGCAAGAGCGATCGCCGGCACGTTGTCATTAAGTGTGAGCCGCAAGATTCGCGCGAGGTCCGCGCTTCGCACCTGAATGTCCTGGACCATCGCGGTGCGGACGTCCACCAAGGCGTAGTAGACCGAATCGCTGGTCGCCGCTTCGCCTTGCGCGTCGAGTTCGTCGATCAGCTCATCACGGATACCGAGTGCGTCCTCGAACGAGACGAACTGCATGACGGATGTGAGTCGAGCGGCTTCGATCACGGATGCCTGCTGCACGAGTGATAAAAACGCCGCTTGGTTATCAACTTGATGCTGGCGAGCTGTGGTGCCTGTTGAGATGACCGGCAGACCATTTCCGTAGCCAAACATCTGCCGCAGCAGCTTCAATGCTTCCGGTGGACCGGTTGCGATCGTCCTCAGTTGCGCGATGACCGAGCCGACATTGCGCGCCAACGTGAGCGGCGCGAGCACGAGCTGCGCGGCAGAGCCGGCCAGAGCGGAAAGGTCGTTTACGAAGCCTGTAATCTCTGCCGGAATGGTCGTCGCAGCCCGCGCGATCTCGCTCATCCGCGTCGATAAATCGCGCACCAGTGCGGTTGCGGCCTGCGGGATGAATGCCGGCAACCGGCCGGCGTTGAAGTCCTCCTCGAACTGCACTTCGGCCGCGGCGATCGCAATATCGGCCTTCTCTTGGGTAGTCCGCTGTGTATCGCTCGTCGCAGCGGGGAATCGCAGCTCGCCCGCCTCAACCACCACAATATTGAAGCGCGCCATGCCACCTTCGCGTGTCGACTCGCGCGGCCCTGCGGAATCGACCACGCCGACGCGCATCTCGCCGAGATACGGATGCACCAGCGTCTTCATGCCTGGTGCTTCGAGTTCGGCGATCAGTGCATCGCGTGCCGCCATGTAATTCGGGCCGATCACGTAGGCGTCCATAGTGAAGCGACGCGCGCGCCGACCCAGATCCTCGACGTATGGGATATCCCGCAGCGGATATTCATGTACCTGCGTGTTGCGGCCGAGCTGTGCTTCGGCGCCCTCTACGAGGAAAGGCGCGTTGCCAAGGCGAGCCGGACGTAGCTGATCGCGCCAGCTCATGGCATCGCCCACTGTCGGCCGACAAAGGCATCCATCGTTACGCCACGCTGGTTCGTGCTCATTTCTGTAATGCGCGAGCGTTTATCGTCAATCTCGATCTTGAGTGTGCCGTTCAGCTCGGCATCGCGCTTGCGGAGTGCAATCGCTTCGCGCGCAGAATCGTTCCCAACGAGAGACAACGCACGGGCAATGGTTTCACCCAGCTTGTCTGCAAACGTCGTTGAGTCGATCGCTTTGTAAATGAGGGAACCGGCCCCATAACCCGCAGCACCCGCCGCACCTGCCATTCCGGCGGCGCCCACTATGCCAGTGGCACCCAGTGTTGCGAGATTCTTTAGAGGTGTCCCCGCAATGATTGCCGCGCCAGCACGCCAACCTCCAAACACCTTCGCAGCCTTCGCTGCTGCCAATGCTCCTGCAGCACCCCCAGCCACATCAGCGGCTCCACTGCTGTTTCCAGGCCAGTTGGTTACAAACACTGGCGTGACGCCTGCAGCCACTTCGAGTGCTTTGCCCGCAGCAACGCCAGTGGCGACAGTGCCGGCGCCGCCGATCAGCCGGCTGACCAAGGGTCCACCGAAACGCTTGAGCGCATAGCCCCCGAGAAGCGTAGCCGCCGCTCCACCAAGAATTTGCCCGCCACTTAAACCCATGCCGCCCTTGTCGCGACTGTCGAGCATCTTCTTGATCGTATGATTGATTGCCGCGTTGATCGGCTGAATGAATCCATCGGCTGCCGAGCGCAATGCAGCCTTAAGACGGCCTACCTGATTGACCGAGTTGTCGAGTGCGGTTTGCAGATCGCGGTCGAGGCTGCCGCCAGCCTTGCCTATGTCGTCGGTGAATTGACCGATGCGGTCGAGCGAACTGCCGGTGAGCAAAGTACGCAAGCCGCGCTGTGTGTCGAGATCTGTTTGACCGAAAGCGCTGTTGATAAAACGCGCCCGGTCGGCATCCGTCTTCATCGCTTGAAACCCAGTACGCATGTCGCGCAGCACTTGCAATGGATCGCCCGCGGCGCCTTGATCATCGAAGAACCGCACGCTGGTTGCCTTTTGCGCGGCCTTTCGATAGTTCGCATTGGTGAACAGTCGCAAGGTCGAATCAGCGAGCGTCGCCAGGCGCTCGGGCTGGCGTTCGATCATCGACAGGCCTTCAATGAATGCGAGTGTTTGCTGGAAACCTAAGCCTGCGGCGCGCGAGTTCACGCCGACGCGTGCGAAGATGCCGGAGAGATTTTCCAGCTCAGCATTGCCTAAGCGGCCGGCAACCACCATTTGATCGAGTAGCTTGACCGCCATGCCGGGCTTGGAAAGATCGAAGTCGAACGCCGTTGCCGCGACACTCAAGCCGCCGGTGAGCGCATCGGCCTGCGCGTTGGTGACGGCCATCGCCTTATTGGTTGCTTCGATTACCCGCAGCGACTCATGCCAATTCAGACCGGACTGGATCAGGTTGTTGAAGCCTTGCTGCAGTTCTTCGACCGGCTGACCCGTCTCCTGCGCGAGCCTGAAAAGTTCCTTGCGCAGCTTTGCGACGTCGTTGCGGCCGGTGCCGGCTGTAAGTCCGATCTGTGTCAGGCTTTTGTCGAGTCGCGCCGATTGAATGATGGTGGCGGTCGCACCGATCGTGATACCGATCGCGGCGAGACGGCTTTCGACGCTACGGAACGAATTGCGCAGCTTGTCGAACTCTCTGCGCGTACCGCTCGTAAATTTACTGACCGCACTGCTGCTCTGTTGCAAGCCCTGCACAAAGCGCGCGGCGTCGGCATAGAGCCGCATTGCCAGAGTGAGATTACGATCCGCCATTTGCCGTCTTCGATTCCACTAAGCGTTTCACGTAGTGCCAGAACTCATCCGGTGGCAGTTCCAAGATCTCGCGACGGGGCCAGCCCGTCTTAAGCGAGAGCAAGAGCACGGCGTCCCGGAACGTCGACTGCCGTGCTACTCGGCTTCCCCCAGGACATCGAGCTCCGTCTGCGCTTCACGCAGCAGATTGAAATCGACTGTGCGTAGAGTGCCGATCATGCCGAGCGTGAACGGACCGGCAAAACTCCCGATGCGCACAAGCTGGCGTGCCATGAGCGCACCGTTGAACGTCATCACGTTCTGCACAGTAGTTTCTTGCTCGGCCGCGAATAGATCGCCGGTGTTCGGCTCCTGCATTTCAAACTCGCGATGCACTTCATCGCCGATCTTGAGACCATGCTTCAGCGTGCCTTTCGCAACGAGCCGGCCCTTGTCGTTGCGCTCCGGCTGTACGTACTTAGGTGAGTATTTGGGTTTGCTCATGAGACGACTTCCTGTGCAGGCTGACCGGACAACACCAACTTCACACGGCCGCCTTCGCCGCCAGTGAGCGTGATTGTATCGACGGTGTAGGCATCCTTGACGATGTAGCGCTGACCTGTGTCGCACTCGAAGACGCAAGTTGTATCGCGTAAGTGGCGCAGAGCTTCGATGCTTTGGCCCTTTCTAAGAGATACTTCGACCTCAATGCGCGAGGGCTTGAGTGATTCCGAATATCCCATCGCCTGGTCGTTGACGACATCGGCGCGCTGCACGCCGCCCAAGTCGAGCGTCGCGCCTGGCCGGGTGTCAAGCACTTCGCCGTTAACCGTAACTTTGACCCTGCCGAGATATTGCATTGTTTGTTGCTCCGGTTAGGTGTTACACGCGGAACTGGATCTGACCCGCGAACACGCGGAAGCCGTTGATCACGTCCGGCGGGATGATGGCGTTCACGCGGTTCGCATCGGTCGCATCGCGCTCGACCAGCAGGTCGCGCTTGAATTGCTCCAAGTTCTCGACCAGCCCGACCTGCATCCAGTCCTGAAATAGCGCGATCAGCTCATCGCGAATCGAGCGCGGCGTCGCGATCGGCTGGCCAGGCGGGATCTCGAATGGGTCGTCGGCGAGCTTGTGCCGGGGATAGCGCAGCGCGATGCGCGCACGCGTGGAGAAGCGCAGGTACGCGAGCGCACGCATGATCTCAATGTCCTGATAGGAAGTATCGGGCACGCCGTTCGCCGTCTTGTAGGTCGTGACGACACGCTCTACCCGAATCAGGCCGCCGTCATCGACGACAAACGTGGCTGCGCCATCGGCGAGATGTGTGTTGCGTTCCTCGCGTGTATAGCGGTCGGTTTCCTTCGGCGGCAGCAGCCCGCGCATGACGAGCGTCTGACGCGGGCGATTGCAGTTGCTCGGATCTTCGGCCTGCTGTGCATCAATCGCACCGAGTACCGCGGCGAAAAGCCACGGTGGCGATGGCGACTTCTGCCCTCCCATGAGTGTGAGGAAAGGACTATTGCGCGCGGAGACCACCGTGCTGATTGCGCCGTGCGTGCCGGCGACCCCACCGAAAGCATGTCCCTCCTTCATGACCATCCCGCCCCAGCGATCGAGGAGAAAGCCTTCGAGCGAAGTGAGGCTCGCCGCGTCGGTAAACGGCGTGATGATCGTGTGGTATTGCACATCGCTCAGCGCCGCGAGCGTCGTGCTCATCGTCGGGTTCGTCGCGCCGGTTGACATTGCAACGATCGCGATGCCGACGCCGGCCGGCAGTGCTTCCCCGAAGTTGTAATTCAGCCGCAGGTCGATCGCATTGCCGGTCTCGCCTTTGTAGCGGGCCGTGATAGTAACGACATGCTCGTTCGGATCTGCACCGGCTGCGGCCGTCACCGGCTGACTGGCGTCAGCAGTGATCGCCGCCACGATCGAAGCTGCGACTTCATCCGCCGTATCGCCAGAAGCAACGCCAACCTCGACGCGTTGGCCTGCGATGTAGAGCGCGATCGTTCCGGCAGCCGTCGCAGGTCCCGTGCAGGTGAGCGTGCCCGTCGCTGCGACGCCAGCGCCGGCCTCGGCAACGCCGATCATGTGAAGGTCGGTGTAAGGATTCGCGGCCTTCGCAGCTGCGATCATCGCAGCACCTATCGAACCGCGACCGCACGCGAGCTCGCCTTCCGCAGCAGAGCGAATGCGTGTCGGCGTGAGCGCTGGAACTGTGCCGCTCGCCAGTCGCGGCGCGATCACAAGGATCTTGTGCGGCACCAGTGGCAGGCCCTGCACCGCACGCGAGCTGTCGAACTCGATGTATTGGCCCGGCGTGAGAATGTTGATCGGGATGCTGTTGAATGCGATTGGCATGATTGCTTACTCCTGCGACGCCTTCGCCGTTCGCGGCTCTTCGTTTGCCTTACGGGCGCGCTGCTTTGCTGGCGCGGCTGGTGCCATACCCTCAGTGACGTCGCCGTCCGCGAGACGACGCAGCCAATGGATTTCATTGCCGCGCACGATGGCGCCTAATGCAGGCAACGCGTTGCCCGTGGCCGGATCGACGACGCGCATGCCAGTGCTCGGGATCAAGAAGCGTTCGGTGTTGTTAGTCATTGTGGAATCCAAGGGTTAAGGCTCTTGCTCAAGTTCGACGATGTCCTCAGTCACTGGCGCACCCTCCGGCTGACCGATGTCATAGGTGCCGTGGAACCGCTCGAATGGCACGAGCGCGTCATCGGGAATCACTCGCGGGATCTCGATCAACATCTCGAAGCGCGCCGACTGCACCATGAGCGCCTGCTTCTCAAGTTTCATTGCGGCATCGTTGTCCCAGACGACGAACTGCAACGTGCCGACGTCTTCAACAACGTGGCCGTCAAGGGCCGGTATGACGGTTTCGAGAATGTCGTAACAGCCAATCTCATGCGCGTCGCCGCGGGCACGTTGTTTTGCTTCCTGCACATGCCGTGTCGCGGCGACGATCGTCCATATAGTCTTGAGCTTCACGCTTGCCGCGCCTTGCTCTGGGTTCTGTCCGCCGCCAAAGATGAGGAAGACGCCAGGCAGCGCGATCAATATCCGCTTGAAAAAATCCTCATCCCAATCTGGCGGCGCCCACTCGACGGTGCGGACGCGGTTCTGCATCACCTCTTTAATGTGCTCGATGAGTGAGTCTTCAACGGTGCTGATGCGCGACATACTCAGCAGCTGCGGTTGTAGTCGTAGAGCGAGTCGCGTGTGAACACACGTTCCTCGGATGCGTGACTTGGCCCGCCAGCTGGCGCCGTCGCTTCTCCCTGATCGTCGAGCCCCAATGAGAGCCGCCCTTCCGCGACCAAGCGCAGGAACTTCATCGCCGTGTCATACCGCTTTGTCACCTGTTCGGTGGCTCGGTCGTCATAGAGCCGATAGCGCGCGATGTCGCACGCGTACGTCACCAGGATTGCCGGTGTCCTTACGAGCGGCAGCGTGTAACGTCCTTCGAGATGGCCGTTGATCTCTGTGTCGGCATCTTCAAGCGCCCGATTCAGCACGGTTGTATCGATTGAGCCGGTGTTGTCCCGATCGGTGAGCTGCAGCAGCTCGACTTGCCCGAATCGATCCACCATGTCTTGTTGCGTGGTGTACGTCACTGAGCTCGCCCGGTATCTCGGTTGCCCTTCACAGCCATTGTTTGATCCGCTCGATCAGTCTCTTCACGGCCGCCTTTAAGCGACCGATTGCACCAAAGGGGCGGAGGGCACCTTGCGGTAAGTGAATGAGAGGTTCGGCGACGGTGCCGACTTATCGCCATCTTTCTCAATCGTGCGCATGGTCAACTTATGGACCGCTTCCGTAAGCGAAAGCGCCTCAAGATCGAACGAATACACAGTGTCTGGCTTGCCGTCCCATACAAGCGGAACTGCAATCGCCGGTTTGTCATCGATCGATAATTCCCAACCGGCGAACATTGCAGCGGTAAACGGATCGCCGTTCGCCATCGTCGTCGGTTGTGTCCAATTGACTTTCATGGTCATTACCTCAAGTTGTTGTAGTTTCCAGCAGCGTAATCGCACCGCACTTCTGGAGCTGCGGAGCCATCTCGGTTGTTAATGCGTCATGCGGCAGCGGCGTGCCTGGCTTGTAGTATCTGCCGCGTGCCTTCACATTCCAGACGGCGACGAATCGCGCGCTTGGAGTTAAGTTCGTTTGTTGCTTGGCTGGGGGTGCTGCCGGGTGCAGCGTGGGCGACGCTTGATTTTGCGCGTCCGCAGTGCGGCCTCGTCCTACGACATCGACGGCCGAAGCGTCGTCGCCTGGATTCAGCTTTCCAACAGCATCGCTATGCGCTGCCGTCTGCTCTTCAGACTCCGCACCTAGCGTTGCGGTGTGATCGCCTAGCTGTTTGTTCTTTCGTGCCATGTTGCGTCCACGTTGATTGTTTACGCAACCGCTGCACTAATTAGATAACCTCCATCCGCTGCCGCGATGACCGGCGAAACTTCGTCAGTGACAGGATAAATCCAGCTCTTCGCGTTGCGGTCCTGATATGGAATTTCGACGATGGGATAGCCGCTCAAGCGATAGGTGTAGCCGTAGCTCGGGACACCCAAGTCGGCGGCGCTGGCGATTTCCGTATACGCTACGATGACAAACGTGCCCCACACATCGACCAGCGCGCCGGCATCGTTTTCGTAGACGGCGTCGCCAACTTCCACGCGCTGCACCTGGAAGAGCTGCGCAATCAGTTCCTTGGTCGCAGAATCACGGCCCGTGTATTTGATGCGCTCGATGACGTCCGGATGTTCCTTGAGGCTCGACCACACCTTCGCGCCCATCACGACCGTATTCGGGCGTTTGCCCGTCTTCGCGCGAACCGCTTCTTTCGCCGCTTCGATATCCTGAACGGGATGGCTCGTGCCACTGTAGTCGGACCACTGATCGGCACCGGCGAGCGTAACTTTGTTGGCGGCTGCATAGTTGGCGGCAGTCGTTGCGAGATCTGCCTGTGCTTTCTCGGTGCGAAGCGCGATGGTGTTCTGTGTCTTACGCACCGCGCCGGAGCCGAGATCGATACCCGGCACTGCGCTCGCTTCTTCCATCAGTTCAAAGGGCACCATGCCTTCGAGTGCATGCTGCTCGAGTGCAAAGGGCGAGCTCGTGTGTCCGTATTGCACGCGCTTCGTGTTAGTGCCCGGAGCGCGCCCGGTTGCGTAAAGACGGAAGTCTTCGCGACCAAAGGCAATGATTCGGCCACCGCGCTGCCCGACAGGGGCATACGGAAACAGGACGGAGCCAATCATCTCCGCGTTCTTGTAGCCCTGTGCAACGGTCGTCAGGACCGGATCTACAACGCGTGCTTGCGCGGTGGTCATCTGAGGCATAGTCGCTATCTCCTAGAATCTGTTGACGTGTTGAACCGCTACTCGCGTGCTACGCCGCGTTGGGAATGAATAGGACTTCAATGAGCTGTCCGGCCGCGGACGCAGCCTGAAGTGCAATGGCGAGCCGGGCACCCGAGGCGGCCCACGTAATCGCGCGTCCATTGGCATCCGATTTGAGTGTCGCGCCCGCCGCGATGGCGGCGCCGGATTCAATAACGGTTGTGCCGATCACATCGACCGGGATTTTTTCGCTCGCCGTACCGGCCGCGCTGCGCGATGCGCCGATCGCATTGGCATCTGCACCCGCCTGCGCACCCGCGGCGGTGACGAACCGATGTGCTGCAATCGCTCCTGCAGCGATGATCGTCAGAGTTAAAAGAGGTATCGATTGTTGGCTCATAAAATCCTCGTGTGATCGGGTTGCGCGCTTACAATGCTGAAACAGCCTTTACCGCTTGCAGATAGACCGTGCCGGGATGCTGTTTCATGTAAGCGCAGGCTTTGAGATGAATCCCATGGGATTCCTCATCTACGCTGAAGCCTGACGGAGCCGAGAAGCTCACGGTGCCACGATCCGCATCGCCACCACCGCGCTCGTTGAAATCTACGACTTTCAGTTGAGCTGAAAGAAACGTGCGGAACCATTCGGCCGCTGATTGTTTGATGGCTTTGTCACCCTCTCCGAATTCCACGACACCTCGGGCATCGAGCGAAGCCATGAATGCAACGACACCGTCCTTGTGAACTGGCAGCAATTTTCCCTCGCTGATCAGTTGATCGCAGAATGCGACGCATTCAGCGCGGCGGGTAGTCAGCTCCGTGACCGTGATCCTCGTCTCGCGCTCAGCGAACGCGGCTTCCTGCTGCTGAAGTTTCGTTTCGCGTGCCGTAAGTTCAGTTTCTCTGTGTTTGATTTCTTCAGGCGTCATCGTCCGCTCCTGGGTGGATGGCTCGGCATATGCCGGTGATAGCGTCTTCGCGCCTGCGGCCGCTTCAACGGTGAGGTTCTCGATGTCCCAGCCGGGGATGGCGTTGTCCGCGTCTTCCTGGCCGAATTTCTTAATCAAGAGTTCTCGAATACCGCGGAAGATGCGGGCGACGGTCACGCCAGACCAATCCGTGAATTCGATAACGCCTTGTTCGTTGGCTGCGAACTCGATGTTCTTGAGTCCTTTGACTGCCGGGGGCTGTGCGCCGAGAAAGCCCACATGACGGAGATACAGCGAGCCAGGCTTTGGATTGTTCGGAGAATCTGGCAGGTAGAAAGCCGCAGAGATTTTCTTGTAACGGCCGGCCCTGACGATCTCTGCGAATTGAGGGTCAACCTGATGCGGCTCGGCTTCGATGTGGCCGTCTTCTACGAACGCGAGCTTGGATATCCACCCATAGGCCGGGGCATCCTCGCGTGGATGGCCGATCACGATCGGCGCTTCGTGTAGAGTCGGATCGTAGACGGCGACCGAGTCGCGCAGCATCTGCGCGCTGAACTCGAGCGTTTGCCCGCTGGCCGCCGTGTGCTTGCCGGTGCGGAATATTTGCAGGCGCGTCCTCAACGTCAATTGCTCCGAACAGTCGTCAACATCTCAGTAATGACGATGTTGCTGCGCTATCCGAGGAGGAGTCTGCTAACGCGCGTTAGGGGATGCAGCGCTGTAGTGTTGTAGAAAAAGTCGACGCAGAGAGCTGTGATTAAGTTCGCCGTTTTTGTTCGGCTAATTTCAGCGTGACGTATTCGAAGTCTTGTTCGGTTAACGGTCGATGACCGCGGCTGGAGATGGGTTTGAGTTTCGCTTTGACTGTGTCGATACTCCAATGCACGAGCTCGGCTAACTGCTGATAGGTCATGCAATGTTCACGCATGAGAGCGCGCAGACGTGTCTGTGGGTCAACGGTACTTTGGTTTGAGAGAGACGGTGTCGATATCGATGCGTGCGCACGCTCTAGAAATGTTTCGAGTCGGGCGGCTTTGATGACAAGCTTTCCCGTCTCATAGCGTTGCCAAGTGCGCAGATGGCAGCGCATCACTATGGCGGTTTGCCGTTGCGTGAGCCCGAAAGACTCTCGAATCATGCGCACTTGCTCCGGTGTCGCACGTGCGCGGTGGCGAGGTTTCACGGAAACGTGCAGAGGTTGCTGCTATCCATTACCCACGCCTTGGAGTTTTCCAAAGTTTGGCGTGCCGATTTGCGTCACCGGGCAGGCGTGATCCACTTTTCGGACAAGGGATTCGAGGGCGGCACTGGCTTCGTTCCAGAGTCTACCGCCTTCTCTTTTGCGGAAGCGCTCCAGGCGAACGGCATGCGCGGCGAGCGCGGCTTCCAGCTCACGGAGCTCTCCGTCATCACATTCGAGGTGAAGTTTGTGGGTCATGGCTGCTTTCTCCTTGCTGGCCCAATGCCGTAAGAGAATCATGGCGGCGTCTGTACCCATTTATCAACCGATTTCAGTGGATATAGGCTGAAATAGTGACGCACTTCCCGATTAACCCACGGAAATCGGCGGAAAGGCGTTTAAATCGACGGAGGAGCGTTTAAGGAATTTGGGGGCTTGGAATGCCGACCATGGACTTTAATGCCCGTATAGGCCGTCAGGATCGCCTTCATGGGAGCGGGCAGCCCTACTTGGGCAGCGAGCGAATCAGGTCGTCAGCGATGATGGTCAAAATTTCCGCCCGATCCGCCGCGTCCAGGCCGAGAAAAGCACGAGCCGAAATATTCTGGTTGCGGGTATGGGCCGTCACGGTCTGCCACACGCCGAAACGCAGGCGGCGTCCGAATGCTTTGCGGATAAGCCGGGGATGAGCGGACACCGATTCCGGCCCCTCCCGTCCGAACTGGTGCGTCGCTGCGTACTCGACGTTTGTTCCCCATTCCGCGCTTTTATTCGTTGCGATAAAGGAAATGGAATTTCGCAGACGGCTAGTAAGTCTCAATGTCTGACCGCCATCGCGCATCGCGCGTTGACTGGGCAGCCACGCTTTGCCATCGGGTGCGATTTGTTTTCTGAAGCGCAACTGCGTGCTGGTTTTGCCGTAGCTTGCGATTGAGAGAAACACACTGCGCATACCGCCGGGGATCGTGCGGCCGAGCAGTGATTTGATCGCGCTGCGGATTTCGTGATCGTCGATCTCGTAGCGAATGTCAGTCATCGTTGAACGCCCGGCGCTTCTCGGCTAGTTCTGCCCGCAGATGTTCGAGCCGGCTTTTTCCCACGTTGTAAGCCCAGCCGGGATCAATCCCTACGGGTACGCGCGAAACTTCGCCGGTACGCCTATTTGTGTACTCGCGTGTCGTGACGACTGGCGCCTTTGGTGCGACTTGCAAGCCTTCCCGATTCAGATCCCGCTGCGATAGTTGAATCACTGAACATCGGCAGTTCCAGCCGTTGGGTGGACGATGCGTGTTCCACCAGGGATCGTCCCAGCGAAGCACCGTATCATCCCATACCTTGTGCTGTGGACGCACTTTGTTGTCATCGACCGCGTCATACATGAGGAAGGGCGCCTGGTCTGCCGTCTCCTCGATCTGTTCCTGATCGCCGGCCACATAAGCCGTCTGCATGTTCACCCGGAAAATCGTCTCAAGCCGCCGCGGGCTACCCAATTGCACGAGCTGGGGTTCGTGAGTTATGGGATCGATCATCTCTGCACGGCCCCACCAGCCTTGCTTCAATAACAGCGGTTCGAGTTGGGCGCGGAACGCCTGAAGCGTCGTGCCTTTGGCGATGGCCTCGTCGACCGCTACGCGCACGTCGCGCAGCAAATCGATATCCATCATCTTCGCAACGGTGAATGCCGCATCGTGCTCTTGCTGCCACATATCTTGCCAAGCGAATGAGGTCTGTAAGCCTTTCTTGCGGAAGAACCTCAGAGCCGCTTCAGGCGAGAGATCGAAGCTGAAGGAAAGCGCCAAGTACTATCCTCACAACTACCGCGGAAGACGGCCGGCGAGATGCGACGCGAATGTCGCGCGGGTCAGTGTCTCAACAAAGTCCACTGACGGGTCAGCATCGAGCAGTTGCGTCAGGCGCTCGCGGAAGAGGGCGAGATCCTGCGTCTCATCGAGCAGCACCTGCAGTTCCTTTACGCGAGGGCCGATGAATTTCGCCCACTCGCCTGCGAGCTGCTCGCTGGCTTGGGCAATGGTTCTCTGGTCGTCGCGGTTGCGCGCCCGCTGATCCTCGATCCCGCCTTCAGCAAAGCCGAGCACTTGAGCGAGTGCTGCACTCAATCGCGACAGAAATCCCCTTGTCGGTTCCCTGAATTGCGCAGTAGCTTGGTGGGGTTGCGTTGCGACAGAACTGTGCCCGTTGGGATTTGCAGTCGGCGGCTCACGTTCGATCTTGACGTAGCCGGGTCCGTATATTTCAAGCACGCTCTCAGGCGTGCGCTCGAAGCCGATCTCGCTGAGTTTTTTATCGCGCTCGGCGAGCGTGTTGAGATCTTCCTGCTGGGCGAAGTCACGCCACACAGCGGGCGGCGGGCGGCTTGGAAAGTTGTACTCAACGATCCAGCGAATGAGGGTATCGTTAAGAGTCGCTGAGAGTTCGTCCGCGTCATCCTTCGCGAGCTCCATGCGGCCTTCTTCATGCACTTCTCCGAGGGCGCGATTGCCGCCGGTGTTGCCCACCGTGGTCGTCAACGTCTCGCCCAGCACGGCTATCGAAATCTGCGCATCCATGTACGCGCAGAGACGTTCATATCCATCGGCGCTGCCGGTGCGTGCAGCTTCGAGTAGTTCCACTTCCATCCCTTCCGGGATGATGATGCCTGCTTCCTGGCTGATGGCGCGCAGTGCGTTCAGAAGTTTTGTCTGCTCCTGCTCGGTAGCGCCACGTGGATATGTGCCTTTCGCGGTTGGTGTGCCGAACTTCTCGTTGAAGATGAGCCAGAAAGACAGGTTCTGCCTCTTGAAGAATACCGGCCAGAAGATCCTCTGTCCGACACCCAAACCATATGGCGTGCCGTCCTTGCCGCCGACCGTATGCAAGATGAACTTGCGATCAGGCAATTCTTCGCCTTCGAGCGGCCGAGCTTGCGAAAGCAGGCGTAAGTTTCGATCAATATCGAAGATGAAACGACGTTGGTCGCGATCAATGACTTTCACGGGCACAAGCCGGTTATTGACTACGCCCCACATGATCTCAACGACGGCGAAGCCCTTCAGAGTGGCGTCTAGGAGATCTTTTGTGATTCGATCGAAGCGCAGGTTCTTGAGTGTCTTTTCCACGAAATCGGCGACTTCTTTGTCGCCAGCATCCTCACTGGCAGGTTCGACGTACCACTCGCGTGCGGTAACGGCACGTTTGCGTTTGTCGAGTACAGCACCTGCATGCGCGTCGCGTTCGAGGTCCGCATAAATGGCGATGCCCTTGCTGGCACTTCGTGTGCGCAGGACATCGTCGCCATTAATAAGGAGCTTCAGACCACCGCCAAAGAAAATTAGTTGATGAATCGCCTTGTCTATTGTGGCAATTTCATTTGTCAGTTCGGATTTGGTTGGTTTCTTCTTTGGCATGCTCAGCCACCCAAAAAGTCAGTGAGGCTCATACCGATGCGTTCCACGCCCGTGCTGCGGAATTCAATTGGCACGACGTCACGCTTCATTGCATAGTGCAGCATCAAGAGCGCGATCGCTGCGTCGCCGTGCCGCGCGAGCTTTTCTCCGTCCGCTTTCTGAGTCTTTGTCTTTGGCAACTTCGGAATGCCATCGATGCTACGCACCGCGCGCAAGTCATCTCGAATCTCACGATCACGCGGTAACTCATCGAGCGTGCCATCCTCGAGCGCTCCTTTGAGGCGCGGGAAGTTCTCCAGATAGAACTGATCGTTGAGCTTGATCTGCTCGATCCTCGTCACGCCGTAGCGATCTACAGCGTATTCAGCGAGCGCCGCACCATTACCGGTGGCGTCCAGTGCGCCGCCGCGAAAGTGCGGCAGACGATCGGCAATGTAGTAGAGGATCTGCTCCTGCTGGCGAAACGGGCAGTTCGACAGCTCGACAATGAGCTTGACGCGCGTGACGAGGTCCATGCCCTCGGCACCCACCGCAATGCACGACAAGTCAGACACGCGACCGAAGTCCTCTCCGAATGCATGCCACTGCTTCGCGTCGAGCTGTGCGAGCACCGGCGCGAGATTCTCCTCGCACCATTGCGCGATTTCTTGGCGCCGCAATAGCTCCGGCAGGAGATTGAACTCGGCGTTCCACCGCCCCCGTACAATCGGAGTGTCTTGCGACATACGCGCCTCGATCAGTGCCATCGTCAGGAACGCGCCGCCGCCCTGGCTCGGCACGACGTCCAGCTCCTCTGCCGCATCGTCGCCATAGAAGCCGTATGCGTCTGCAACCCACGCCGCTTCGCCTTCGGCTGTCCACTCGATGCCACGGCGCAAACACACCCGCCGATAGAGCCCCTGCTCGACGGCTTGACGGAACGTGTATCGATGCACCTCGCCCCTGCGCTTCTTGGCCCGGATCTCCTGGATAAGTTCGTTGAACGGGTTGTCGACGCCATCGTGCGTCGAGATGATGCGCACGCGATCCCCCCACAAGAGCATCGCTAAAGCAGCCTTCAACAGGCCATTCAAGTCCGGATGAAACGCGGCCTCATCAATAACGATCACGCCCTGCTTGCCGCGCAGATTCGTCGGGCGCGAGGAAAGTGCCACGATGCGCCGGCCGCTACCGGGGAAATCGATCTTGTAAGTTTTGATTTCCTTCTCGCCACCATCTTCGAAGATTCCTTCCTCGATTTCCGTCGCTACCTGGTTGAACGCACGCGCCCACATCGCGCACGCCTCGATGAATTCGAGCGCCATGTCCTGTGTGGGGCCGATATAAAACACATTCGTGCCGCCGGCCTTGGCCGCGATCAGCACGTCGTCGCAGGCTTCCGCCCAGGTGAGACCGATGCGTCGCGATTTCTCGGCTATTTTTAGAGGCGACTCATCTGCGATCCACGTCTGCTGATACGGCAGCAGGACTGGTGGCGGCGCATTGCGATTCGTCGCATCATTGGCAAGAGGCGCGAAGCTCATTTCGTGATGCCCAGGATGGCCGAGCGGATTTCGCGCACGGATTCATCAGACAGCCCGCCGCGCTTGGCAATTTTCTCTGCTGCCTCGGCGGCAGCGTTCGTACGCTCACGCACTTCCTGCGCATATTTTTTCTGCGTAACGCTAGCTCTGCCGAGTTCGGCGATCGAACGCGCGAGGCTGTTAAGATTGGCCTTGCTTGGATCAACATCGATTTCAAGAAGTACGGAAAAGAGCCGTTCTTGCACCAGGCGCATAAGGGCTTCGCTCATCGCGCCTTCATCGTCCGGCGACTCGGCCACGATTGCGCGTGCCTGATCTGTCGCAAACTTGAGTGCCGAAACGCGTTCCTCGAACTGCGCGCCATAGCGATGAAGTGAGGACTTGGAAATCTCGAAGCCTTGCACGGCAAGCCAGGCCGACATTGCCTCATAGCCCGCGAAACTTCCTTGGACTAAACGGCTGTCGAGCTCACTGCGGACCTGTTCGGGCAGCTGCAACACCTTCGAGCGCGCAGGCATGTATCTTATCCGCGCCAGCGTAGAAGACTGAAGAAGATTGCTATAAGGAGGCAAGTCGCAATCACAGAGCCGAGCAGGATAGACAAAATCCATGCCACGCTGAACCAGTAGTGCAGGCCAAAGATCAGAGTAAGCGTCACCACCCAAGGTACGGTGATGCAGGCGAGCCAAACGAACAATACTCTGGCTCCCATGCTCAGTCCCATTTTCTCGGCCGGGCGATGCCGGGTTCACAGTTGATCGTGTACTCGACGACGTCAACGCCATAGCGGGTGAGTTCAGCTGTCCATGTCGATGTTTCCTCGCCATGAATCGAGATAAGGCTACGGTCGCGCAGATAATCAAGCTCTCTTCGCAAACCGTGCGGCGTAATCGGAAGTTCGATGTCCTGCAGCGTGCGTAGGAGAATCGTCTCCGACACGGGCCGCGGCCGCCCTGCATCGAGCGCGCGCAGAATCCGCCAGCGCGCTTCTTCACGTTGGGCTTTCTCCATGTCGATTTCACCCACCATCTGGCTTTCCCCCAGGACGCAGAGACTTAACTTGTTCGCTTACGCCGACAATCAGCCGTCTTGTGTCTTCGCAGTGCGTCCGTAACCAATCCAGCTTGGCGTCGATGGTGGCCGAGAACCTGATCCAGTCCTCGCGCCGGACATAGTTTTCGGGTAGCTCGGCGCGCAGTCTCAGGATTTCGCGCTCGATGTCTTGGCTATGCTCGTCCACCTTCGCAAGTTTTCTGGAGTGATCATCGAACCGTTGTGTAATTGCCCTGTTGTTTTCAGCTAAACGCTCATCGCGAGCCTTGAACCTCTGGTCGAGATATGCGCTGAACTGCTTCAAGACCAACCGCGCAAACGCCCATACGGCACCGAAGAAGGCGAGCAGCAACGTCGCTAGAAACACGATCAGCGCCCACAGTTCAATGGTGATGGTAGTCGCCGTGCCCATGCGCTATTTCACTACGCCAATTTTCTTCTCGTAGCTTCGGAAGCCGGTGTAGCCGAGATACCCAGCGGTGAATACCCACCAGAGTTCTTCCGGTATGGCGCGGAAGCCCTTGCCCACGTTCGCGAAGAAGGTCTCCATCTGCATCGGTGCGAATATGCCCGCCACCGGCGCGATGAGTACGAGCGCAATGATCACGCCGTAAAATACATACATGAACGTCGGTCGTGCGCGTGACGTCCACGGGTCCGAGGACTGTGCCTCCGCCATGATCGCGCTCATGCGTGCCTTGAGATCCTCCAGCTGCCCGTCGCGCTCCAGGCGCATAAGCTCAAGCTGGGCTTTGGCCTTTGCCTCGGGATCGGGGATCAGCTTGTCGATGAGCTTGCCGCCGATGTCAAGTAAGCCGCTAATTACTGGAATTTGAATCGCCATTCGTTAGCTTTCCCTGCCTGTTACGGCGCACGCGATCTCAAATGCCGGTAGAGCCTGTTCCACGGTGCCCTTGCCTACGTATGTGTTGTAATAACGCTTCCAGTACTTAGCCTGCGCTAATGCATCGTCTGCTGCGGGGAGCGCCGCGGAAATCCTGCGGTAGAACACTCGACACATGGTGCTCGCGAAGAACAAATTGCCATGAAGCTCCGTGACTGGCGGAAAAGCCAATTCATCGAAACCGGCAAGATCGAGCAGTTTTGTTTTGAGCCCTTCTATGACGGGCACGTACGTCTTCCAAAGGTCTTCGTAGGTGAGCCGCTCCATTTGCCAGAAGCCGTAAGCCGGCCCTGGACCGACAGTAAGTTGATCCACGTATCGCATCCGAGACTCGTGGAGACCTGTACCAATCACGAGGTTTTCGGCTGCTCGCGACCAAGGAATGATCGGCTCGATACGCTGTAGAGCCGGCCGCACGACGTACTCGCGCAGCTGACTGACATCAATTCCGGGAGGACAAACACACGTTGTATTCACGCTTCGCATCGTAAAGATGCGACTCGGAATGGTCTGCTAATGCCCGTTAATATTGATTGACTAAAGGAGGGCGAGGTCGGTCAAAATAAAGGGCGCTGATCGCGGCGGAAATTATCGGACCTATCAGAGACCGCGAACCTTCAAATGGAGTCAATTGCCGACCCGCAAGCGCTCCAGGAATTGCGCGGCGGATACATCGTCTTCAGCCGGCGCCCAGGGGGCGAACTCCGTGGCCGTCGCTGGATCGTAAGGACCTTCCTTAACTTCGACAAAAGCAGCTCCATCCTCGTGCGCGATGAGAGCGTGCCAAGTCAATTGAGGCATTTCATAACCGAAATTCGGTGTCCCCTCCCCAATCACGTAACGCGCCGCGATCGTCCCGGCGTCATCGAAGGTGATGACATCAAAAGTACCGCGCAGCACTAGCGCCATCTCGGATTTCGTGTGGTGGCGATGCGGGCGGAAATAGGTACTCCGATTGGCAGCGACAAAAAACCGTTGCACGAGATCCGAGGTAGAGCTGTGCATGTTTTGATGCGCGCGTTGACGCGGACTTGCCGTAGCCTTGACAGCTATGTCATCGAGTAGTGCTTGCGAGAAAACTTTCATGCAGTGAACTCCTGCCGCAGTGCCTCTATTAGCGCTTGGTGGCGTGCTGGATCGAAAAGAGATGCCTTACTTCAATCGCAACTGTAAGGCTTGAGATTATCGAAATCGTGTAGTGACAGTTCCGCTGTTCCCGCCCAGCCCAAGCTCCAATGATACAATAGCAAAGTAAATGGTCGAGAACGGTTACTCGTAAAAAATCTAACAGCCATATGCGTATCGCCTTTTTCCACAATCTGCCTTCAGGCGGTGCCAAGCGAACAGCGTTCGAGTTCGTAAAATACCTTGCAAAAAACCATCAGGTCGATCTGTATCTGTACGATACGAAGGCCGAAGACTTCATGGATCTGCGGCCGCTGATTCGAAATACGATCTTCGTGGAAGGAGGCGAAACTGCCGGTGCCAGCGGCATCGGTCGATTAGTTTCACTTTCCCGCGTACGAAAGGCCTCGCAAGAAACTGCAAAGCTAATCAATGACGGAGGTTACGATCTCGCTCTGGTAATGCAATGCAAGGTGTCGAACAGCCCATTCTTGCTGCGCCACTTGCGCATCCCTTCTCTTTATTTCTGCCATGAGCCCTCGGCCAAAATAATGGAACCACATTACAGAGGGCACGCGCAGGATGGCCGTCTGGCTTGCTTGAAAAAATTGATGCTGCATCGGGCTATGTCGATTGATCGCGCTAACGCAGTCAGTGCGACATTGATCTGCACCAGTTCGCTGTATTCGCGCGAGAACCTTTATCGCAATTACGGCATCTACCCGCGCCTGAATTATCTGGGGGTCGATACGGAGCACTTTCGTCCGCTTGGTCTGCAGCGGGAACCCGTACTGTTGTGCGTCGGCGCGCTCAATGCCGCAAAGGGTCAGGATTTCGTGATCAAGAGCGTTGGAACTTTAAGTCAGCGACTTCCCATCAAGTTTATTTACAACTTCGCATACGGCGCGGCGGAGTATCAATCGCACTTGGTGCGGCTGGCGGAGAAACTTGACGTTTCGGTTTCGTTTGATCGTTTGGTGACGGACGATGCCTTAGCCAGCGCTTATAACCAGGCCATTCTGACCGTAACTCCCACCTTGCTCGAACCTCTTGGCTTGGTTGCGTTGGAGTCAATGGCCTGTGGTACTCCGGTGGTAGGCATTGCCGAAGCCGGTGTGCGCGAAACGGTACTTCACAACCAAACCGGCTTGCTGACCGAGCGCGATCCGCGTGAGTTCGGTCAGGCGATCAAGCGACTTATTGAGGATCAGGCTTTGTGGGCGGACATGAGTACGCGTGGCCGGCAGCGGGCGCTGGAATGTTGGACCTGGGGAAAAGCCTCCCTGCAGCTGGAAAAGAACATGCAAAAGACACTGCAGCGGCATGCGGAGCGGCACCTGCAATAGTTCTTAAAAAATACCGGCATTTTCGCTTATAATTTTCTAAAGAACGACGATTGCAGGATTTTGCATTTGAGCCCACTGACTACAACCTCGAGGATCGTATGATTGCGATAGAATCGCTCAAGAGAGCATTGAATTCTTTTATCGGAAACACACCGTTCGATCACTGTGTAATCGACGATTTTTTCGATCCCGAGGTCGCTGCGCAGCTGAGCCAGGAGTTCTTGAGCTACGATTCGCCGAGATGGTTCACATATAAAAATCCGATCGAGGACAAGAAGGCGCTCAACGATTGGAACGCATATCCTCCGTTGACGTATCAGGTGCTCGCCTTGTTGCAGTCGCCTGCTGTGGTGGGTGTTATTGAAGAGGCATTGGGTAAGAAGATATACATCGATCACGGCCTGCATGGCGGCGGGTGGCACATACACGGACCCGGCGGCAATCTTAACCCCCACCTGGATTACTCGATTCATCCAAAGCTGCGGTTGCAGCGCATGCTGAATCTGATCATTTATCTGTCTCCTGAAATGCGCGCCGAGTATGGCGGACATCTTGGGCTGTGGGCGCACGACGAGAAAACCAACCACCTGGGTCAGCTGGTCAGTGAAATCGAGCCAAAATTCAATCGTGCGATATTGTTCAACACCATGCAGAATTCCTGGCATGGACTGAGCCGGCCTCTGACGCAGCCCGAGGGCATCTATCGCAAGAGCTTGGCGATCTACTACCTGTGTGATCCGGAAAAGGACGCGAATCAGCGAAACAGAGCGTTGTTTGCCCCGCGAGAATCTCAGAAGGACGATCCAAGAGTGGCTGAAATTGTGCGGCTGCGGTCTGATGTTACGACTTCTGAAAGGGTTTACAGAATGGATGACGCGCAACAGCCCAAGACGGATAAGCGTGAATAACGCAGAGCATTGCCACAGCACTTCTTCTCCTTTCGAGGTTCATCGAAAACAATAAAGCCGGCGCACGGGCGCCGGCTTTATGCATCATGAATTACTTCAAAAAAGAATAGCGCTCTTCAAACGAGCTAGAACCCACTGCTATTAGTAAATATCAACGCCACCCCATAGCAATTAGGGATGTCATAAACCCAAATAGACACGGGTTTGGCGGCTATATAAGCCGCAAGGGCTGTAGCGTAGATGCGGTTTCTTACATCAATGCCGACACTGGTTGCCGGAATACTCCCGTAGCCAGGACGAAATTTCACCACCGTACACCCGGAACCACCGGCAGCCTTTTTGATTCGCACATCGTCTCCTGTTGACCATTCTCCATTGGGACTCACCCCCAGAAGCGTTACGTTGTCATCCCAAACGCCTACTGCAAAAGCAGGGTTTGAGCAAAACAGACCAACTATCAGCGCCGCAGCCGCCATCGAACTCACTCGTAAAGATACTTTTTTCATTTTCATTCTCCTCCATTTAGCTCATCAGGTTTTTAGATAAACAATAAACTCGGTCATGGAATCGGGTCATGGCTTGCAGTTATGCCAAAATTTACGTGATTCGCGATCTGCGCATCAAGAGATCGAAACAATGCAGGGCCAATAATTTCATTAAATGTTTTGCACTTGCCAGTGCCTGTACCGACCGTGGTTATGAATATTGAATTTCCACTGATAATCGTTTGTCGAGTAACAGTTCCAGGGTCGAATACATGGCCCGGAAGTGTTTCATTCTGATGCCAGAGAATCGGCTTGTTGACATGAAAGACGATTGGCTGCGTCCAAGCAGTACCTGGTTGGCCATTGTAAATTGGAGTGTTGTTATAGAAATAACCAGGGGCTGGATGTGTTAGTTGTTCCCAATAGACATTGGATGTCGAGCAGTGATTTCCATTGGTTGGGCAAATCGAAAACGTATTGGAAGGGTTCAAATCATAATGGTGAGTCTCGCCATCAGAGCATGGAGAGGTGGCCAATGACTGTATTGATAGATCTGCCAAAACGTCAACTAGGCGCGCGAGCCTTTCGTATTTAAGGCAAGCATCAATCGCTTGCGGCGGGATTACCTGGCACCCTTCCGCATCACCGGTACCGCCGAACTCCAATGTTCCTTTAAAGAACGGGGTGCCAAAGATTTGTTGAAGAATTTGTGACATGGAAGTTGCATCGCTACTCTGAGCGATGATTTCCCCAGCATTTGCCGCCGGCACGAAACGGTTCAAAAAATTGATGGCAGGAATGCTGAAGCTACCCGGGTCAAACACAAATTGGCAGATCAAATATGGATCAGACGTATAGTAATAGCCAATCTCGGGATCATAGTGCAGCGTGTAGATATATACCCACTGACACTGAACGGAAACGCCACTTGCGAAGTAGTTGGGATTATCGGAAAACCCGCCGACATCGGTAATAAACTGAGTCAATGAAGCGTTTACATTCGCTACAACTGACGGTGGTGCGCCCTTCGTCGATGATGCATAGACGATAACGTTATGCGCCCCGGAAATAACCGCTCCAATTCCTTTTAATAGGATATCGACTACATTATCGAGATTGTAGTCCTTTGTAAGGATACTGATAGCTGCTTGGGTTGCCCATTGATTTACCGTATTCTTCTGCGTTGATGTAAGCGAGGTAAGTAAAGTGAAATCGCCCGAACTGTTTTGCTGCAAGACAAACTCACCGACATCTGACGGGATCGGTATTGGTGCTTGAGTGTTGCCAACAGGAATCAACACAACTCGAGGCATATATCGCAGATAAATATCGGTGCGCCCATCGCTATTGAGATCACCGGTCCGCACGCTATATCTGCCGTCAAAACCGCTGGCTTGGGCGAAAGACGAGATCAGTAAAAATAATAATCCTAGACCGCGCAGATATGATTTCACTTTTATGCTCCCAAAATTTGAACGTTCGCGGATAGTTAGAATAATTTCGTTTTCATCAGGCCACTATTAGCTTCCATGCTGCGCAGGAAGATATCTGTAGCATCATTGCCGATTAGTGTTGTTAATTTTGTTTTCAGGTCGGCTTTTAACTGCTCTTTCTTTTCATACCCATTAAAACTTGGCGCCGGACCAGCGTGCCCAAGTTCTCGCTCTTCTTGCTGGTTCTGATAAACCGCGTTATAGGCTGCGTTTATGTCAGCGTTGGCGGGCCCATGCGCGACGACAATTGTGCTGAGCAGATGAAACATTGGATCTTGATCTTTTCGATATTCAATAAACCTTTCTTCGCCCAGCACGCCACGAGCGCGCTCCATGGTTTCCGCATCAAGACGTCTTAATCCTATCGGTCCGTCGTCATTAGGGATCGTGGGATAAATCGCATCAAATTCGTTCTGATTGAAATTAAAGCCGCTGTTTGCGAGCATTTTTGCAGCGGGCGACTCTCGGAGTTGATATTGGGCGAACTCCTCTTTAGTCAAGAGAGTCTCAAGCGCTGCCGTGAATACCTGTCGAGCTTTTGTGAGAATGCTTTGTGCTTGGATGGGCGTGCTGCCTGAATTAAGCAGAGATCGATCGACTTCTAAGGAGAGCCGCTCTATCTCCAACTGTTTCGCTGTTGAGAGAAAAGGGTACTTATCGCGGTAAGGTTGAAAGATAGAGGCGAAGTCTGGATCATCAGAAACGGATTGCCCAAATGCTGCAATGAGCGCTTGTCGTTTTGCCTCGTCGATTTGGTATCTTGTGATGCGATTACGGGCGTCGCGAACTGCGGGTGACTGCCAGTAGGGGTATATGGATGACTGAGGGGCCACTTTCCACTCGAAATATGCAGCAACCATTTGTTTAGCGGCAGCCGGCGGTATTTTCAGACCTTGAATCTCGGTAAGTATGTCCTTTGCCCCTGATGCTTCAGATGCAGAGATGGAGTTGATCTGAATTGCGGCAGTCGATGGCTGGTCTTTTCGCGAAGACTTTGATTTGTATTGTTGGAAAACCACTAGCAGGGTAACAATAAAGGCAACGCCAACAGCGATGATCTGACTACGCTTCATGTCTTGTCCTCTCTTTTTGGGTCCAGTGACTCCTTGTTCGTGCAATATGCTCCCAGCTTCGCTTTAACAGTCTTCCACTCGCTAGGAGCACTCGCTAAACGGACTCGATCCCCGGAAATCTTCATGACCGTTCCGCGCAGCTCTTCCAGACTAGCGAGCGATTGAGGTGTCCAATCCCGCGCACGCTCTATGAATTGGATCGCTATGCATTCCGGGGGAGCCGCATAGACCGCAAAATAAAATCCGCGGTCCGATATATAATAAATCGTGCGTTCTTTTTCTTGCTTTAATTCCGGCGAATCACTTGAAGATTGGTATGAGGGTGTTCGCCTTAAATTCCTGTGCTTCGCAAACTCTGCCAGGGTTGCCTGTACTGCACTGCTTTCCGCAGAGTCCTTCGGGCTTACAACTAGAACAGCAAAAGGGTTGAAGTAATGGCCGCATCCCGATATCAGCAGCAAGGAAATTGCGATTAATGCAGGTATGACGCGAACACGATGACTTACATCGCGGCGTAAATTCTTCTGAGGCAGGTGGCTAAACGGCATGCGAATTTAGCGCCTGCGAACCGATGCAGCCACGTATTGCGGCGCAGCAATCCTTACTTAGCAGCTCGTTTTCAGCCCTAATGCCACGGCCGAACGCGAATTCAAGAATGACGCTTCGCTTAATAACGATGCGTGCGACCACTAGACCCACTCCCTAGCTTCCTTTTTCTAATAGCCATTACGTAATCAGGTTCAACATTAAAAGTCAAGCCCACGCTATCGGCAGGCTCTTCACCCTGAGTTCACCGATTTATGTTCGCCATGGATCGCTTCGTAGATTTCCTCGCGGTGCACTGGCACGCTTTTTGGCGCATGAATGCCGATACGCACGTGGTTGCCTTTGACCCCTAGTACCGCGACCTTGACGTCGTCGCCGATCATCAGGGCCTCACCCGCCCGCCTAGTCAGGATGAGCATTTCTTCTCTCCTTCCATTGTGATGTGTCGCACAACGTGTGCTGCCATGCTACTGATAAAGTTTAAGCTATTACCCTGGAAGGTCAATAGTGACCTTACGTGGTCACTTTTCCCCGAATTGAGGTTCCATTGTGTAAATAGTGCGCCCGCCAAATTTCGGGGGCGCATGTGTCAGAGCTGGCTAAGAAGAAAGCTGCAAAACAGAAAGATCGCGAGCGGTGGAATCGCGCGATCCTGACGGTTATCAGGGCAGCGCGAGACGATGCGGATGTAACTCAGAAGGAGTTAGCCGACCGTCTCGGTCTCACTCATCGTCAAGTCGTGAATATTGAACATGGGCGGAGAGCGATTCACGCGAGCGATATGATTATGATTGCAAAGGCGCTCAACGTGGACCCGGAAACACTGCTCCGCCGAATACTGCGGTGGTGATAATGGGGAAGAAATCGCCGTGCGTAGCTATTTCAGCGTGGGGCGGGAAAGAGCTCGGGCTGTCGTCGTTGCTGCTCTAGGCTGCGGGCGCGTGCAAGGATGCGGTAAATGTGAATCTCAGTGAGGCCATATCTGCCTGCGAGCGCGGATACATTGTTCCCTGTGAAGTCGCGCCAGATCTGCATGTCACGATTCGACAGGTCGTAATGCAGCCCTTTGGCGATATAGATATACCGCCCGCCCCAATGTACACGGATATGCTCAGCGAGCTTGTGTCCAATTTGCCCTGCTTTCTCTACAGGTATGCCTGTGGCAACCAGTTCTGCGGCAAGCGTGTCGGCAAGATCAGCAATGATTTCTGGATACTTTTGCGCAGCGTCGTTCATGACTGACTCATCTGTCTTAAGGGTTTGGCTTGTGAGCTCTGCGCTGTTGATCGTATGTCAGTGCCGCAATGAGCCGTTGCAGCTGATCTGGATTGCAGAAGGCAACGCGATCCACATTGAACATCCGCTGCGTCATCGAATCGGCGTACTTCCAGGGACGTCCGGCATCGGCAAGCAGTGCTTCGACCTTTTGAAGTTGCGGATTGGTTTCGATGTTGTGTGGGCGGCCAGGATAAGTGCCAACAGTACGTTGCCTGCCTTTGAAACCACATGCTTTCAAGTGTTCAAGCACTTTCTTTCGACCATTACCATCTAATTCCTTCGCAGAACGTATGCCGGCAATGGACCAGAGCATCGCCCGGTATGTGGCATCGTCGAGAGCCAGTTGTTTCTGCGCGATGTGGATCTTCGCAAGTTCCGCGTTACGGCGGTCGGTGCGGGCGTCAATGCGAGTGCTCATGATTGCACTTGGCGCCGAATGGCACGAAGCGCTATCGTAGGACGGCGTTCCAAGGGCTCGACAATGGCGCTACTCCGGCGCGGCAGGAAATCATCAGCACTGCGCTCGACGCGTTGGATGATCCAGCCACGCTCGTTGCACACGCAGCCCAATGAATGAGGTTCAAGTAAACGATTGGCGATTCGACTTTGGCTTCCGAGTAACGGAAGTGGATCGAGATCTGGATCGAAATTGTCATAGCGGTGCGGGTTAACCAGGTACTGAAGCAGCGTTACGCCACGGATACCAATCCCAGCACGCACATAGCGATCCGCATAGAATTCGAGATATTCATCTGAAAACGTGGTCGTCGTTTCCACGGTCATGGCATTAATCTTCCATGCTTGCTGTGAGAGCAACCGGAGCGACATGATTTGTATACCGCCACGCGCAGGGGATTTGTCGAGCCGAACGGCCGACCTTGTTCATCCTGGCAGCGCTTACAGCTAATTTCTCCAAGCACTGGACATACGACTTTCTGATTCATCAACGCGCCACGGACGCGCTCCGCCACACGCTGAACGCGGCCTTTGTAGATGCCCTTTAAAACTTGGTTTACGACGCTGGCTGACATGCCAATGCGGTGAGCCGCGCGCGATTGTGAAGTACGGGCGGTCTCTGCTCGAAGTGCTTCAAGCCAATCCTCATCACGCCTGCACTTATTCATTGCGCGCCTCTCCGAAAGTCTGTTTGGTATTCAGGTCGTAGACTTGCCCGTCACCCCAGCACACTGGGCACAACGGCCCGGTGTCGCGAATGAGCTGGAAGACGTCGTAGCTGCCTGAACGCCCGCTTACGTGCTCCTGAGTCACCCGCAGATAGCCAGCTCGACGCAGCGTGCGGATGAACTTGGCAGCGTTCGTCTCTGTCAGGCCAGTCACTGTGGTCTGGAGCTGCGGGCGGGTAAAGCGGCGGAGAATCCGCATCGATCGCCAGGCGTGCGCGCGAACATTGTCCGCGGCAGCGACCTTGTCCCGAGCGCCTTTCACGCGAGGCATGGCGGCGCAGTCCTCAGCGCACTTTCGGCGCGCGCGAGAGGAAGAGCTGCCGCCCGCCCCACTGCTTGACATCAACTGTACGCCAGCCGTTTGTCTTTGCGAGCGTTTCGATGCGTGAGAGTCCAACAGCCATCAAACCCATGCTGCCCTTAGTCTCGTCATGCAGATGTCGCAGGAGATCATCCGCGATTTCAACTTCACACACGGTAGTCGCAAAGGTTCGTGCATCTTCAAGATCAGCCGGTAAGAATTCGACCCACTGCGAAACGCGACGAGCGAGTTGCAGGCGATGCACAAGTTTTCGCTCGATACCTTCCATTCCGATGAGCACGACAGGCGAACCGGAGATGTCGTGAATATCGCGTAGCGTCTCGATCATTTTCGTGTTTTGAAGCAAATAGTCGGCCTCATCGACAAAAAGCGGTCGATTGTCGAGAGCAAGCTTCTCAACGATGTAAGCGACCATCCTGGCTCCGCCATGATGCAGTGGCGCAGCCCCGAGCTCTGTCATGATCGAGCCCAGCATGGACGTAGGCGTCCAGGTGGCGTTGGCTCGCACGTAGACGCCGTTAACCTGGTTGATGAGCCACGCAATGCTGGTGGTCTTGCCTGCGCCGGTGAAGCCATACACGAGCCCCATCCCTGGAATGCCGTGATCGCGGTTGCTGAGCGACGCATAGGCCGTCTGTAAATTCACGACGTTTTTGACTATAGCCATCTTGGTACGCATTGAAGAGCTCCGTAATGATCCGGGTTATGCTTTGGCATCCCGTATGCCGAATCGCTGTTCCATCGTCATGTCCATTTGCTGTGCTTCACGCGGATAAGTGATGCGGAAGTGAGCGAGAAAATCCTGCTCTTCGCCTGACAGCGCGCGTGTATATGCCTGTTGAGAGAGCCAATAAGCGCGTTGAAACGGCGTGTCGAAAACTGGCTGAGGCACCATTGCCTCTTCATCGATTCGCTTACGCGCGGCAGCAAAGTCTTCGGATGTCATCAATTCCGAGGTACTGCGAATCGGCGGCGCCAGCGCCGTGGCAGCTTCCGCGGCAGCGCGAAGGGCGGGAGTATCGTGCGCGTCGGCTCGCTTTGGGAAAAAGGCGAGCTTCCCGCTTTGCACGGCGCGGTCACGGAGGATCTCGCCGACAATGTCATCCGTCTTGGCCTTTTTCGCGATGGCCCGTAACGCAGCACGCTCCGCCTGCACTCGACGTTTCTGGGTCTCGCGAGCTTTAGCCGCAATCTCCTGGCGATCGATACCGGCCCGCTCCGGGCATGTGGCGATACAGATGAACTTCATATCTGGTCCGCCGTAAATGACGATACGGCCGGCATCTGGGAGCATGCGCACCTGAACCGGATGGCCCACGTAAGCTTCGAGTTCCGGTGCAATAAACCAGGTGTCGTCGAGCGCGATACCCTTTTTCTGAACAACGCGGATGCCGTTTCCCGGCGCTTCCGCCAGCAGCAAGTCGAGTGCGCGTTCATCGTCAATACGGCGAACCGGCGTCTTCCAATTTGCGGCAATCTGGAAAGGAGAGTGTCCGTGCAGCCCGCTATGCTCGCGATGCTGGTAGATGTCCTCGCACCAGCGATCACAGAAGTATTGAAATTCGGCGGAGGACATCGTGATTTCGATCACGTCGCCGCGGGCCATTAGCCGCTCGGCAAAGGTTTTGCGCGACTCAATACTCTTGCGCTCGGCGACACTGTGACCGATGAATCCATCGAGCAGCTCGACCAGATCGTGCGAAAATGTACGGAAAAAGCGCTCGATATGCGGCTTTCGCCAAGGCTGGAAAGGAGGGCATAGCTCATGATGGATGTCGAGGCCCTGCAGCACGCGCTCGGTATGGTGCGCCGTATAGTCCTGACCGTTGTCAGTCTTTATTCCCTCAGGCGTTCCCCAATCCAAAAGTGAATTCCGAATCAATGTCGCTACGGAGACCGCTTTTGATGTTTTGCTAACGAGCAATTTCCCACGTCTTGAGCAGACATCGATGTTGCCGATGATCGAATGGCGGCCGTCTGTCAGCATGATGTCGGCGGGAGTAGAATCCATCTCCCACAACTGATTGAGCCGAACAATGCTCTCAGAGGCAGATCCCTGCGCCACCATGTACTTATTTTTCCAGGCGTCAGGGTTGGCTATCGCGGCTAGTGTTTGTTTGTTATTGCGCTTCCAACCTTTGAGCCAGGCTTCCAGTCGCCGCAGCGATGGCAGCACTACATCCTCGGTGTCGCGGTAGCGCGCTCGCAGTGCTTGCATGATATGAGTCCCGCGGGCATGGGGACTTTTAACCAGGACGCCCAAAATAAAATCGCGCATCTCTGGCTGTTGATCGATCTTTGATGTCCCTTTGCGGTTTCCATACTGGCCAGCAAGTGAGGTAATACCGTCGTTTTTCATCTGCAAGCGCCATCGCTGCAGGCTTGCTGCAGATACCTTCGGCAGCTTTGCGCGCAGCTGTTCGTCAATGGCAAGCCGTCCCTGGTTGTAGGCTTCAGCGAAAGCATGCGTCGCTTGCGTGAGGGTAATTCCGTGCGCTTCACGATAGAGATCGCAAAGGCGCAACGCTTCAAGTTTGGTATCGAGTCTCGCTTGTGCCGCGGCCGGCAGTGAGAGGGAGTCCTTCAGCAGCTCCGCGCGCCTGTTGTGGCGAGCGCTGCCGTCCAACGTCTCACGCAGGGTTATCCGAGCGCCTTCAACCGATCCGGCCCGCGCAGCATTGGACAATTCTTGAACGCGCTGAGCCGCATTGGTTTGCAAAAATGTGCGGGTGATTTCGGGCAGGGCTGAGAACCCGTACTCGCGGCGGGGACCGCCGCGGTTGATAGCGTCCCTGTAAATCCACTGTTCATCCGCTGCGCGCTTGAGAACGGTCGCTTTCGACCGTGGCATCCCAGGCAGGCCGGTCAGTTCCGATGCGGAAAACCATTCCTTCATAGGACCGCCGCGGCAGGTAGGGATGTTTTGCATGGACGTCCACGCTTGGCGAGCCGCTCGCCGCGCGCGTCATAGCGTTCTGGCCAGAGATGCTGAGGAGCAAGCTCGATAGTTTTCGCGATGAGACGTTCCATCTTGGGGTAGCCAGTACGCAGCGCCTTTTGGACGGTGGCGCGAGTGACCCCATGCGCAGACGCGATTTTCCCCAGCGTTTGTCCTCGAAGCTCGAGTTGGTATTTAATCCACGCGCGGCGTGCAAAGGGCGTCGTGGGAATCTGCGATATACTTGTTGTCATGGCGACAAAAATACGCGGATTTCAGCGAGATAGTCAACGGAAAACTGCGAATTTGTGGCGGGACTGCCGTCAATAAGGTAAAAAGGGGCCTTATATGGTTATTAAAAAGAAGGCGAAAAACGCCGATCTGTATGACCTCGGGTCATTCGGTGGCCGGCTTTCATATCTCGCAAAAAACAGCTATGGCAGCATCAGCGGGTTGGCCGCAAAACTGGGGCTACCGGAAAGCACCGTTCGCGCCTGGGCATCTGGAGAGACGCAGCCGCGAGTCGATGACCTAATCGAAATCTGCACCGTTACCGGCACGAGACTCGAGTGGTTGGTTTACGCACGCGGAGAGCAAGCAACATCGAGCGCCGTTAACACAAAACCTGCGGATGTGGAAGCAGTGCCGCTGAACCATGCTTTGCTGACGAGTGTGATCCAGTACGTTGAGGAATACCTCGATTCGGAGAAAATTGAAATTTCAGCTGCCAAACGCGCAGAAATCGTAGTTGAGCTCTACGACTCTTTTAAGGAGCGCGGAATGGATAAAGCCAAGGTAGTTCGCTTAATTAGGCTAGTAGCGCGGCCATGATTACGACAAAACGGAGAGAGTCGTGGAAAGCAAGGACGATCGCGATGTCAAAGCGAGAATTCAGGACATTCTCCGCGATGCCATTCCTGCAAAACGTGACAGGACACCTTCAGATGCCAGGTCCACTGGCGGCTTCCCTCATATAGTCGGCAATCACAATCTGGTGGTGGTCCAGTACGACTCGCGGCTTGTGGCGTGTCCAGGATGGTGGTGCCGCTCTAAAACGCTGATGCTTGTCATCGGCAGCATCGTAATTGTCTCGTTAGGATATCTTGCGTACCGCTTCCTCACGTGACGACATGTCGATCGGCAGTGTGCGTTAGGTAAAACTTCCTAACAAAAATAAACACTTTGGTGAACACTTCCGCTCGCACTACCTTTTTCGCGACCTTCAAGGAATCAGGTACTTGGCCGTCTTTGAAGTGTTCAACGACGGCAGTGATCTGAACACTTCGGCGGAACTACTAGCCCACCGGTTTACGCCGATAAGCACATGTATTTTCGCAGAATTCTGCGCTCAAGACTGATTGGCTATTAAACGGCTTACCAGGGCTTTGGCGGGCCTGAAACTGCAAACCTAGTGTCACGCGGTAGTGGATTCCTCCGCGGCCACGAGAGGCTGAAAAAGCCTTATTTCTCAGAGTTTCCCATTTCTTCCCAGCTTATCCGGCCTCTTCCCGGAAAGCCTTCAAACCATCCGTCGCCCCACATTTGCCAGACGATTGACGGCAGCCAGCAGGTTGCCGATCTCGGCCGCACTGTAGTGCGTCGTCATTCGACCACTCTTGTGCCCCAGCAAATCCTGGCGATCTTCCAGACCCACGCTCGCCGCTCGCAGCCTGCGACCGAACGTGTGACGCAGATCGTGCACACGCACCCGCCGAAAGGCAGGTGGCAACGCTCTCTTGAGTTCTTTCTCGTAGCGAGCCGCAGCACGTCTTCGTGCTGCCTTCCATCCTGAGTTCGTCATGCGCGCGACGCGCGTGCGCTCTCCTTTTCGGTTCAACCAAGTGAAGACGTACACCGGATGCTGGCCACGCACTTCCTGGACGATGGACTGTGCGACGTCGTTCAGCACGACCACGCGAGCCTCGCCGTTCTTCGTCACGGCTCCGGGAAGAACGAACACACTCCGCTTGATCTCGGGGGTGTCGAGTTCCGGAATCCGTTGCTCCCATTCCCACTTCAGGCCGCACAACTCCTCCACACGAAGTCCTGTGTTCACGTCGAACAAGGCCATTCGTTGTAAGTGCGGTGCCAGCTCCTCGAACAATAAGTGCTGCTCCGACCAATCCAACGGATACGGTTTGCGAGCACACCCGTTCTTGTCGAGCTGAATGAGCGGGGCTTGTGCGAGCCAGGTGACATTCGATCCCTTGTCCCGCCAAAGGCGTGCGGTAAGGTTCAGGATTCGCCGAGCCACCGCGATATTGCGGTTCAACGTACCCGCAACGAGTGGACGTCGCCCATCCATTGGGTGACGTCGAGCCTCGATGTAGGTCTCGAACGAATCGTTGTGCACGCGATCCAGCCATAAGTCTCCGATAAACGGGTCCAGATCCTTCAGGGCCCGTGCGTCACGCTCGATGCTTCTCTTCCACGCAAAGTCCGTCAGGTACCGAGTTGCGGCTTCTCTGAACTTTCGTCGCGGCCGCGTTCCATAGATCGCGGCCTCGCGAATTTCTTCGATTCGCCGCGCGAGATACCTCGCGGCTTCGCTTTCGTCGCTCGTGCCAGTGCCTTCGCAAAGGCGTCCGTATCGCTTGATGCGTTTATCGATATGCCACTCGAACGCACCATTCGCCCGGAAGCGCTTCTTGAGTCCTGGCGTTCCTCGTTTCGACAT